GATGCCACGCCGGAAGGCAACACCGACCCGGACGCCGCACCGCCGGTCGAAGCGGTGGCCGTGTCGCGGCTGGGCGACGTGTGGCTGCTGGGCAATCACCGGATCATGTGCGGGGATTCGACCAGCGCGGAACATGTGGCGGTGCTGATGGATGGCAAGAAGGCTATGCTGATGCAGACCGACCCGCCCTACGGCATCGCCTACGTGCAGAACGCCAAGTCGAAAGGGCAGGGCGGTGGCCATGCTGACATCGAGAACGACGACCTCGACGGCGAAAAGCTACAGGCATTTCTCGAAGCCATGATCCGCGCCGCGCTGCCGTGGCTGAATGACAACGCCGCCTACTATTTGTGGCATCCGATGCTCACGCAAGGCACGTTCTTTGCTGCTGCTGCTGCTGGAATTTTGGTGCACCGGCAGTTGATCTGGCAAAAGCCGTCGCTGGTGTTTGGGCGCGGCGACTATCACTGGCAGCACGAGCTATGTTTCTATGGGTGGCGCCAGGGGCACCGCCCGCCGTTCTACGGCCCGCGAAACCAGACCACGCTGTGGGCAGTGGGGCGCGAAACCAGCAAGGACCACCCGACGGCGAAGCCCGTCGCGCTGTGGCTTCCGCCGATCGACAACCATACCCGTGCCGGCGAGGCGGTGTACGAACCGTTCAGCGGCAGCGGATCGCAGATCATCGCCGCCGAACAAACCGCGCGCCTCTGCTACGCGATGGAGCTGTCGCCGAATTACGTCGACGTCGCCATCCGCCGCTGGCAGCAATTCACCGGCAAGACCGCCGTCCATGCCGTCACTGGCGCGGCGTTTCCCGGATAACCATGGCCTCGCTCGCCGACCTGCAGACGGAACGCGAAACGCTGCGCGCGGCGCAGGCGAAGATCGACTTCGAGTCGGCCCACGGCGCCACCTGTTCGCAGGCCGACCTGATCGCCGCCGCGTCTGCCGTGCGCGCCGTCCTGCTGTCCGCCATCGACGGCGCAGCGGCGCGATTCCTCGACGCGATTCGTGGTGAGCGGGACGAAACCCGCGTGCACTACCTGATGTCGGACGCGGCGCACGATCTGCTGGGCGCCATCGGCGAAAACGCGGTGGCGGCCTCGGCGGCGCTGCCCATCGTCGGCGAGCGCATCAAGCGCGGGGTGAAACCGCGCGACCTGCTCACCGTGTCGCAGTGGGCCGACCGTCACCGCGAATTGAAGTCCGGCACCAACGCGCCGGGGCGCTGGCATACGTCGCTGACGCCCTACCTGGGCGAGATCATGGACGCGCTGTCGGAGCATTCGGCGGTGCGCCAGGTGACGTTCATCAAGTCGTCGGGCGTGGGCGGCACCGAGGCGATGTACAACTGGCTCGGGTACGTGATGCACCACCTGGCGAACAAGGACGTGCTGGTGGTGCTGCCGACCCTCGAATTGCGCGACCGCTCGTTCAATCCGCGCCTGTCGAAGATGATCGACGAGACCGCGCCGCTGGCTGATCTGGTGTCGAAGGCGGCGCGCAACAAGAGCAATCGCGGCGACCTGCTGGAATACGGCGCGCGGGCGCGTGTCATCAAGGCCGGGGCGAATTCGCCGGATTCGCTGCGCATGGATCATCTCCCGTATGTGATCTGCGACGAGGTCGATGCCTTCCCGTGGGACGTGGGATCTGAGGGCGATCCGCTGACGCTGATCGAGAACCGGCAGAAGACGTTTTCGCGGGCCAAGACCTACCTGGTCAGCACGCCGACCATGGCCGGGGCGTCGCGCATCGACCTGCAATACCAGCGCAGCGACCGGCGCCGCTACCATGTGCCGTGTCCGCATTGCCAGACGCTGCAGCATCTGGAATTCGGCGGCAAGGACAAGCCGCACGGCCTCAAGTGGCGCGTGGCGCCGCCGCTCGAAGGCGACGACGCCAACAGCGTGGCGCACGTGGTGTCGGCCTGGTATGTCTGCCGGGAGTGCGGCGCCGAGATCGACGAGGGGCACAAGGCCGACATGCTGGCCGGCGGGCGCTGGATCGCCGAGCGGCCGGGGGTCAAGCATCATCGCGGGTATCACCTGAATGCCCTGTATGCGCCGGTCGGCCTCGGCCTCAACTGGCGCGCGGTGGCGCAGAAGTGGCTGTCCTCGCAGGGCGACACCGCCGAGCTCAAGGGCTTTGTGAACACGTATCTGGGCGAAGTGTGGAAGGAACGCGGCGACAGCATCGAGGACATCAGCCTGATTTCGCGCCTGGAAGACTACGAGCGCGAGGCGCTGCCGATTGCACTGGTCAGCGCCGGGGTCGATGTGCAGAAGGACCGCATCGAGGCGTCCATCGTCGGCTGGGGCGAGGGCGAGGAAGCGTGGTTGCTCGATCACCTGATTGTCGATGGCGACACGGCGCGGCCCGAGGTGTGGCTGGATATGCACGACGCGCTGCAGGACGCCGGGGTGCAGATCGCCGCGATTGATGCCGGCTTCAACACCTCGATGGTGTATGCCTTCGTCGAGAAACGCCGCTGGGCGATGGCGGTCAAGGGCGTCACCGGCCTGCACCGCCCGCTGATCGAGGACCAGAAGCGCCGCCTGCAGCGCCTGCGCCAGCGCCGCAAGCGCGGCCAGCCGGTGGAGCCGCTGGGCGTCGATCAAGGCAAGGCGCTGATTTATGCGCGGGCCAAGCTGATGACGCCGGGGCCGGGATACATCCACTTCAAGCGCGACGCGGCTTTTGACGACGAATACTTCGCGCAGCTTGCTGCCGAGAAACTGGTGACCAAGATCAAGGGCACCCGGCCGTTTCAGGAATGGGTGCAGACCCGGCCGCGCAACGAGGCGCTGGATTGCCTGGTGTATGCGCTGGCGGCCTGCCGGTTGAGCGGCAAGGCGCTGGTAGTGGTGCCGAAGGATACGCCCGCCGCACCTGCGCGCCCGGTCGCCCGCCGCATCGGTCGCATCGGCGGATTCAAAACATAAAGGGGGCCCCATGAGAATCGACGAATTCTGGAACGCACTGGCCGGGTATGGCATCGACGTGCCGGCGAATGTGCGGCAGCAGTTCGGGCTGGCGCACAACCAGGAGCGGGTGCTGATCCGGCCGCCTGCGGCGAACAACAAGGCGCGGGTGCTGGAAGCGGGCACCAGCGTGCCGGCCACCTATGTCGCCCGCACGCTGGGCATCACCGTGCGCCAGGTGCGCAAGTACCGGACGCTGCTGCGTGGCTAGGGAACACGCCGGCCTGAAAGTTCCGCGTCGCGGCGGCATCCTTGCCGCCAACCCTTGCGGAGATCAGAGTGGCCGCAGAAATCCCGACAACTGAACCGGCGGAACTTCGCGCGGGCGATACATGGAAGTGGACGAAGTCGCTGTCCGACTTTCCCGCGTCGTATCCGTGGACGCTGAAATACCGCTTCAAGCACCCGACCGCCGCCGGCTTCGAGATCGTCGCCAGTGCGTCCGGCGACAATTACGCCGTCACCGAGACCGCTGCCACCACCACCGGCCGCGTGGCCGGCACCTACACCTGGACCGCCTGGGTCGAAGGCGGCAGCAGCGAGAAATACACCGTCGATGAAGGCACCCTGGTGGTGCTGGCCGACTATCGGGCCGTCAGTGCCGCCGCGGTGCTCGACGACCGCAGCGACGCGCGGGTGATCTACGAAGCGCTGATCACCGCCTACAAGTCCGCCGTCGCCTCGCGCGCCTTTGTCAGCGAGTACGAAATCGCCGGGCGGCGCATGAAGTTTGAGTCGCGCGCCGGATGGATCAAGGAAATCAACTTCTGGAAGGCCCAGTGCGCCGCCGAAGTGTCGGCTGAGGCCATCGCCAACGGCACCGGCACCGGCCGGCGCATCCAGTTCCGCTTGGGCTAATTGGGCTAAATGTGAAAATCACCGAACGATTCAGCGCCGCATGGCGTGCCGCCTTCGGCAAGCCGGCCACGGCGCCGCGCCTGATGCACCGCGACCCCTATGCCGGTACTTATGGCTCTGGCGGCGGCCACGGCTTCGCCGGCGCATCGATCGGGCGGCTGACCGCCGGGCTGGCGAGCTGGTCGGCCTCGGTCAATGCCGATCTCGACGGCTCGCTGATCATCCTGCGCGCCCGCAGCCGCAGCCTGGCCGCCAACAACGAGCACGGAAAGCGCTTTTTGTCGCTGGTCGCCAGCAACGTCGTCGGCCGCGCCCACCCCAAGCTGCAAGTGCGCGCCATGCGCGACCAGGCCAACCCGAACAAGCCAACTACGCTCGACAAGCCGGCCAATGACGCCATCGAGGCGCATTGGGACCGCTGGGGCCGCACCTGCGACATCACCGGCCGCCACCAGGACCTGGCGCACCTGCTGCGCACCGTCATGAAGTCGGTCGCGCGCGACGGCGAAGCGCTGATCCGCCGCGTGCAGGACAAACGCCTGCCCTACGGCACCGCCCTGCAACTGCTCGAAGCCGACCGGCTCGATGAGTCCTACAACCTGCGCCTGGACAACGGCAACACCGTGCGCCAGGGCGTCGAGATCGACAGCGCCGGCCGCGCCGTCGCCTACTACATCAAGACCGCCCACCCCGGCGAGAATTACGGCAGCGTGCCGAACAAGATCGAGCGCGTGCCCGCCGGCGAGATGATCCACCTGTTTCTGGCCGAACGTGCCGAACAGGTGCGCGGCGTGCCCTGGATGCACGCCGTCATCCTGCGCGCCGCGCAGCTCCACGAATTTGAAGAATCCGCCGTCATCGCCGCCCGCATCGGCGCCAGCAAGATCGCTGCGCTGGAACACGCCGACGACGCGCCCGACGCCGTGGATGCCATGGCCGACGGCCGTGTGGGCGGCATCCCGCAGATGTCCATCCAGGCCGGCGAAATGTTCGACCTGCCGCCCGGCACCAAGTTGTCGAGCTGGAACCCGGACTACCCGCACGCCAACTTCGAGAGCTTCCTGAAGGCCTGCCTGCGCGGGCTGGCCGCCGGCCTCGATGTCGCCGACCACAACCTGACCGGCGATATGTCCGGCGTCAATTACTCCAGCGCCCGCATCGCCGAATTGAGCGAGCGCGAGATGTGGATGATCCTGCAGGACTGGCTGATCGCCAGCCTGGTGCGTCCGGTGTACCGGGAATGGCTGGGCTATTCGCTGCTGTCGGGGTCGGTCACCTTCGACATCACCGGCAAGTCGCTGCCCGCCGAACGTTTCGATAAATTCTTCAACGCCAGCCGCTTCCAGGGCCGGCGCTGGAAGTGGGTCGACCCGGCCAAGGAAGCCGAAGCCAACGAGAAGCAGCTCGCCAGCAACCTCACCAGCCGCACGCGCCTGGCCGCCGAGCAGGGCGAAGAATTCGACGACATCCTCGACGAACTGAAAGCCGAAGCCGAAATGATCAAGGCCGCCGGCCTGGCGCCGGTTGAAAAGCCTGCCGCGCCGCCGCCACCCGCGCCGCCGCCGCCCGACCCCGCCATGGGCAAGGCCATGGCCCTGCTGCTGGCCCGCGCCGCCGAGCCGCCGGCGCCGACTATTGTGCCCGCGCCGGCCAATACCACCTTCAATGTCGAAGTATCGGCGGAAGGCATGCGCGCCGCCGGCGCCGAAGTGATGGCGCAGATGCGGCAGAACGCCGCCGACACCATGGCGCAGATCCGCGAGGACATCCAGAACATGCCGATCATCATTCCCGCCCCGGTGGTCAACATCGCCGCCACGCAGATCACCAACGAGATCACCGTCGAGCCGACCCCAGTCACGCTCGAGGCCGTCATCCAGCCGGCGGAAGTCAAGCTCGACATGCCGGCGCGGCGCACCGACACCGAGGTCGAATACAACCTGGCCGGCGACATCGTGCGCAGCACCGCCATCGAGCGGAACGCATGACATGGCCAGCGGACTGGGCACGGCCACCATCGACTTCGGCGCCACGCCGGCCACCGAGGCCAGTGTCGTCGTCTCGGGGCAGACCGACATCACCGCCGATGCGCGCATCGAGGCGTGGGTCATGGCGCGCAGCACCGCCGACAACAACACGATAGACCACCAATATGCCGCCGTGTCGTTTCGCCTGTCGACCAGCGAGCCGGTGCCTGGCACCGGCTTCAGCATTACCGCATATAACCTGTTCGGCTATGCCACCGGGCAATTCAGCATCGAATGGACTTGGAGTGACTAAATCATGAGCTTCCTGCAAAAAAATCATCGGCTACGCCAGCGGCAACGGCCTCGAAGTCGACAGCAACAACCGCGCCAAGGTCAACCTGCCGACCACCAAGGCAGACGCTGGCTAT